GTGGGTGATAGAACTCCCATCAAGGAAGACCTGTACAACACTTGCATGGATCGTCGTGAGGTTGTGTCAGAGTATTTGCCCAAGGAAAGCGACAGAGTTGAGCTGACTTGTTTGTTCTACTGGTATGACCATCCCTTCAAGATTCGTATGGATCTGTACGATGGCGAAAACATCTGGGACTTGAAGACTGCAAGGGACGCATCCCCAAGAGGATTCAGAAGAGCAGTCAACAACTTCAACTATTACATGCAAGCATCTTTGTATTTGGATGGGGCCAGAGCAGTAGGGCTTCAGGCAGATAAGTTTTATTTCTTGGCTCAAGAGAAACTTCACCCTTACCCATACGCTGTGTACATGTTGTCAGACGAAGCTGCTGAATATGGCAGAGCGCGTAACGAGCAAGCGTTTAAAACCTTGTTGCATTGCAAAGACTTTGATTCTTACAAGCCATACAACATTTCAGGAGTGCAAGAGATAACAGTTGATGACTTGTACTGATGATAAGAAATAAGTTTTATTACAACCCATTACCTGAAGAGCTTGAGATTGGAGAAAGCGAAATAGATGGGCATGGTATTTTTGCAACTACAGAAATCGAGGAAGGTCATGACTTGGGGCCAACCCATATCAAGATGCCAATCTATAGTGGTTTTGTGAGAACACCATTAGGTGGATACATCAATCACGATGAAGAACCTAATTGTTATCTGAGCATTAACTTTGAATGGGACGATTACAAAATCTTTCACCTGTTTACCAGAAGAAAAATATTAGAGGGTGAAGAGCTTCTTCTCGATTACGATGAATGAGGAAGAGTTATACGAGCAGAAAAAATATTACGCTGCTCGATTTGCTTGGAGGAAGAGAGGCCAGCGAACGCCAAACAAAAAAAGATCGTGGGAGTATTGGTTTGAAGATATGTTTGGTGAGAACCTGAACGATTACGCAAGGCGTAAGGCAAAGGACAAGAAATGAAATACTTTAGTATTTGTTCAGGAATTGAAAGCGTTGGTGTGGCTTGGAATCCTTTAGGTTTTGACTGCCTTGGCCTTTCAGAAATAGATCCTTTTAGATCTGCTGTTCTCAACTATCATTACCCAGAGGTAAAAAACTATGGTGACTTTACAAAAATTCAAAGAGAACAAATTACTGACAGACCAGATATCCTTGTTGGAGGAACGCCCTGTGCAACCTTCTCAGTTGCAGGACTTCGAAAAGGCTTGGACACTGATCGAGGGAACCTCGCACTTGAGTTTATTCTCTTGGCTCAACGACTTAAACCGACTTGGATACTCTGGGAAAATGTTCCCGGTGTCTTGTCATCAAACAGAGGAAGGGACTTTGGAAGTTTCCTTGGAGCATTGGCAGAATGCGGGTATGGGTTCGCCTACAGGGTTCTCGACACTCAGTATGTCAGAACACAACGATTTCCAAGGGCAATACCCCAAAGAAGAAGGCGTGTCTTCGTTGTGGGAAATATTACAGACTGGAGAAATTCAGCAAAGGCACTATTTGACCAAGAAGCAATGTCAACGAATCCTGAACCGCGCAGAACAAAAGGGAGGGGAAATTCCAGAAGGTTTGAAGAACTACCTTGTGAAATTTATAGAAAATACGACAGAGAAGGATCATACAAATTAGAGAAAGAAACTTCAGGAACAATACCCGCAGGAGGAAGATTTAGCCCAAGCAATTCAGGCAACGCTTTGTTGTGCGTCCAAGAAGAAAGCATAAGAAGATTGACTCCAGTTGAATGTGAAAGACTGCAAGGATTTCCTGATAATTACACTCAAATACCATACAGTGGAAAACCAAAAGAAGAATGCCCTATTACCAAAAGATACGAAGCAGTTGGTCGCGCAATGTCTATTAACGTAATGGAATGGTTAGGAACAAGAATACAAAAGGTGCATCAGGGTGAAATTTGATTTTGAAAAGGTCGATGATTTTGAAAAACACATCGAGTTATCTATACCAAACTTCTTAACACTGGATAACATTTTTAAAAACATTGCTCATGAGTTTGCCCAGCCAGAATCAGTAGTTGTTGATTTTGGTTGTTCAACTGGAAGATTTCTTTCAGCCATGAACAAAACAGAAGGTTGTGTGTACAAGGGGATTGACTCTGTAGACATGAAGCAGAGAAGAAATGATTTTGAATTTATTCATGGAGATTGCGAAAAAGATTATTTGGACATGATAGAAGATAACGTGTCTGTGTTGGTTAGCATGTTTTTTCTGCAATTCCTTGGACAATCTAAAAGGCAGAGGGTGCTCGATCATTTTAAATTGTTAATTGATGCAGGAGCAGCCTTGCTCATATCAGAAAAAGTTTACCTTGATGATCCCCAGCTTCAGCAGTCAATTCACAGAATGCACATTCAGGAGAAAAGAAAAGGATTCACAGACCAAGAGATACTAGACAAAGATCTCCAGCTTTCTGTGTCAATGTTTTGTAAAACAGAGAGTGAGCTTGAATATGAATTAAAAAACTTGGGTAAGGTTTCCAAGGTTTGGCAGAGCTACAACTTCATGGGATTTGTGGTCAAGCGTAGCTAGAACCCACCTCAACAAGAATGTCCCTGATCAGCCACTTGTCCAGATCGTCACCAGTCAGAGGAACTTCAGGTTTAGCCAATCGCCTTATTTCAATCGCCAGTTGTATTTCAAACTTGCTTGCACCAATGTCATGCTCACCCTCTGGCCCAAACATGTCATAACAGGCTTGAACCAGATCCTTGTCAGTTTCTACTTTGCCATAGGGATATGGCAGACTCTTATTAATTTCCATTGAGATAAGCTACCAACTTTGCCTTGTCACTATAATAGCGGCTCTTCACAGATTTGATACCACCATTCTTTTTGCTGGTATCACTTTGCTTTCTCTGGTGAAAGGAGTTGGCTTTGTGAAGCTCACCTCTTTCAAAAAACTTGTAGTCACTTGAGCCATTTCGATAGGCCACTTCAACACAGATATTTTTCATACGATTTCCTTCAAGTTTTGTTTTGCGTTTTTGCGAGTCCCTTTGTTGGCAACTCGCTTCAGTTTCTTTGCAGCCCTGCCATACGATCCAGCAATTCTGCGTCCCAGTTTTTTGTCAGGCATCAAGCAACCTCAATGTTGTTTTCGAATTTGTTTTTTGCATTCTGAACGCAACGAAGACAATGTTCCTCTTCAGCATTCCATCCCTTGAAAGTAAAAGAACCAAAATCCAACTTGTGTCCATCTCTTTTACAACTGTACTCAGGGATTTCCTTGCCACACATTGTTTTATCAGACTCGACAAAGTGAGTTTTAGAATATCTATCCCACCCATACAATCTATCCCAGTTTGCTTTTGCCCAAGAGACTGTTTGAATTTCGATTTCCACTAAGCAACCTCAATGTTGTTGTCTAAAGTAATCGCGTCTTCCTTGCTCAAGGTAATCGTAGGGCCATCCTTTTTGATTATCTTCTGAAGCAAGTTGTACTCTCTGGTGAACACTCGAACTTCTTTGCAAGTGTCAATCTCAGCCATTTGCTCTTTAGCGTAAGCAATTGCGTCTTTCTTGTAGTAAAAGTAAACAGGCTGATAATGATATTGTTCGTCACCAAACCTGCCAGCGACACAATCAATAGAAACACAACCTTTGTTGTAATAGTTCACACACCATTCAGACCAGTTGCTGCCCTCCAAATAGTAAACTTCGATTCGCGCAACCTCTGTGCTTGTATCAAATTTGATCTCTGGGATTTTAGAAATTATTTTCAAAACGTTCTCCTCAATTTCAAATACAGTTTACCCTATTTGCGTGTCGTTGTCCAGAACTTTATAAAGAAATGTAAGTCTTACCATTTCCATAAAAAATACTATCAGCAATCTCTTCCAGCGTTTTGTTGCTGTTGGATCGTAGGTTGCTGATTCGATAAAGAACACCAAGCTCTTCGAGATCGTCAGTGTCATAGATTGCCACCCCAGCAGAACCATCGTCTTTGTAAACCACTCCAGCCACTACGTCATCATC